AATACTTTAAAGTATATCGAGGTAAAGAACAAAACTACAAAAACATTTTTCATTGTTGTGATGAATTAATTAAATTATTTGAAAAAAATGACTAAATCTTTTACAAAACTAAAACATCAAGTGAAATCAAACAAGTATTATCTTTTCTGGGGTGCTGCAACAATTGCAGTGATGGCAGGACAAATCTATGTTGGTAATGGTTATCGCGGTATGTCACAATCTGTAAAGGATCTTACTGAAATGATTGAGATTCAGATTGAACTTGAAGAGATGAGAGGGAGAAATGGGTACATCTATTAAATCCCTCAAGACTCCACTTCGTTATCCTGGTGGCAAGTCTCGTGCTTGCACAAAGATGGATCAACACTTACCTGACCTTAGGGAATACACAGAATTTAGAGAACCATTTCTTGGTGGTGGGAGTGTTGCACTTCATATATCAAAGAAGTATCCTCATCTTAAAATTAATGTTAATGATTTGTATGAACCACTTGTTAATTTCTGGATACAACTTCAACAGTTTGGAACAGATTTAACAAATCAATTAAGAGATTATAAATTAACACATCCAAATCCAGACTCAGCAAGAGAATTATTTTTAGAATCAAAAGAAAGAATTAATGATCAAAAATTTGATTCATTGGAAAGAGCATGTGCATTTTATATTGTAAACAAATGTTCTTTCAGTGGTTTAACTGAGAGTTCATCTTTTTCAAAACAGGCATCAGATTCTAACTTTTCATTAAGAGGAATTGAGAAACTACCTGAGTATTCTTCTTTAATTTCTGGTTGGCATATCAATGGATATTCATACGAATACCTAATGGAGAATGACATACATGATGGTATCTTCATGTATCTTGACCCACCATATGACATAAAAGACAATTTGTATGGTAAGAAAGGTTCAATGCATAAGGGATTTGATCACGATAGATTTGCAGAGGATTGTGATCATGCTTGGTCAAAGAAGATTGATATGATGGTAAGTTACAATTCAAGTCAACTTATTAAAGATAGATTTCATAACTGGAGTGCTGTGGAATTTGACCATACTTATACGATGAGGTCTGTTGGTGAGTATATGCATGAGCAACAAAAAAGGAAAGAACTATTGTTATTAAACTATGACAAACAACCCAAAATAAAATTTAGTTTTGATGGGTGTTATAATTATAATAAGTTGAAAACAGAGGGTTTAGTCAAATGAATCAAGAACCAAATGACCTTTGGCAAGACATGGAGACTTTAAATACTCTCTATGAAGAGTTGTGTTGGGATGTCGATGATTGCTTAGAATTTGTACCAGATTATAAGAATAACCGAATCATTATTGTAAATCGAACTATGGAGCAGAATGGCGACTGAATTGAAGAATTGGTTAAATTCAATTAATCAAACGAAGAAAAATTTGATAGATGAAGACCCATCGATTGAAAAGGATTATCCTCCTTATATAATCAATCGCTGTTTCTCCGGACACCTTGATGCAGTCTTGTTTGCCAATGAAATGAATATGTATTCTTTTTTACCAAAGAAGATGCAATATGACTTTTTTATAAATATTCTGAGAACTAAGAGAAGATTTTCCCCTTGGATTCGAAAGGATTTAGTTGATAATCTTGATTGCGTAAAACGTTACTATGGTTATAGTAATGAAAAAGCAAAGCAAGCATTGAAAATCTTATCAAAGGAACAACTTGATTTTATTAAGTCTAAATTTGAGATTGGAGGAACATGACTTTTGTTCAAGAACCTGAGGTGAAGTGGTCACCAGACCAGATGGTCGAAGTGCTTTTAAATGAACCAGATGATTTTTTGAAGGTTCGTGAGACACTCACAAGAATTGGAGTGGCATCCCGCAAGGAAAAGAAAATTTATCAATCTTGTCATATTCTGCATAAACAAGGTAGATATTTCTTAGTACATTTTAAGGAATTATTTGCGTTAGATGGTAAGCATGCAAATCTAACACAGAATGATATTCAGAGACGTAATCGTATCGTACAGTTACTCGTTGATTGGGGATTAATAGGAATTGTAGATGTTGTAAAGATAAAAGACATCGCACCCCTAAATCAAATCAAAGTATTAGCATATAAAGATAAAGGTGACTGGATACTGGAAACAAAGTATAATATAGGTAGTAAAAAGAAAAAAGTTGAAGAATCGTAATTTATTTTTATCCATAAAAGGAGGTCAAAATGAATGGTAGATTAGACAAGGTTGCTATGACCAATAAACTCATGCAACTTAAAAGAGAATTGCATTATAAATGTGAGATTGGTGAGAAAGGAGAATGGGAGTGTAAAGGAGCAAATGATTATCTTAATAGAGTATTTGATGTATTAGATGAATATTGGCAATAGACCGAACAAGATGTTAGAGTATTCCGTATTGTGTAATTAAACGGTATTTGGTTAAATAGTAGTGTCGCCTTCGGGGACAACAATTTACACTCGCTTACTAAGGAGAACTATGAACTCACTACAAAGGTATCACTCTGCAAACTTACCAGAGTTGATGAAAATAATTTCAAAGAACGGTATAGGTATGGATGATTACCTCGACCGCTTTTTTAATTCTTTTGAAACTACAACAAACTACCCACCATATAATTTAATTCAGGTAAATAATGTTGAATCTGTGCTTGAAATAGCACTAGCAGGATTTACGAAAGATGAAATTAATGTTTATACTGAGTATGGAAAACTCACAATTGAGGGAAACAAAGAGAATAATAAAGAGGCATCATCCGAGTATGTCCATCAAGGATTGGCTCAGAGAAGTTTCAGAAGAGAATGGACACTTTCAGACGACTTTGAAGTCAGAGAGGTTCATTTCAAAGATGGACTTCTTACCATCAAGTTGGGTAAAATAATACCTGAACATCATGCAAGGAAAGATTATCTTTAATGGTTAAGGGATACGATTTATTTGGAGATCATGGAAGAAACTTGCCCACTCCTCACGGTAGTGGTGCAAGACCCATGTATGGTGACATGGGTAAATCATGTAGACCAGACCCAAATGCTAAGAGAGAGTATCCTCACCTGTATGCTGTCTTCTGTCTTGATTCACATAACACCAGTTATTTTTATGTTAGAGAAGATGGCACTTACTACTGGTTACATTGTCGTAAAGGAAAGGATGATGTTGAGATTGATGCAGATAATATACAAATAGATATATTTGGTAAACCTGATCTATCAAAAGATTTTATAATGAAAGCAATTCTATAGGGTTCTTGACGAACCCTTTTTTTAATGCTATAATTAAATATAAACGAAATTAATATGTCTATCAAAGTTGCCTTATTAAAATCAGGTGAATCTGTGATTGCAGATATTAAGGAACTGATATCGAATGATAATATTTGTGGATATTTATTTGAGAATCCACATATAATTTCTTACTTGGAACCAGAATTATTGACGGAACAAACAGAAACAAGTAAGTTGAAGATATCATTGATTCCTTGGATACTAATTACATCAGATACTAAAATTCCTGTTAGGTCTGATTGGGTAATTACAATGGTCGAACCAATCGAAGACGTTAAAAAAATTTATGAGGAAAAAATAAATGAGTCAGATCAAAATAATCGTGTTGATGAACAACAAAGTCTTAGTGAGTGAGATTGAAGAAGTTGGAGCAGAGGTTGGAGAACCAGATTGTAAACTTACTAATCCTGTAATTTTAAAAACCACTGAAGAAAAAATTACTGTAGAAGAAGGTCAAGTTCTTATGACACCTTGGTTACAAAGTTTTACAAGAACTAATGAATTTATGATATCCTCTGATAAGATATTAACAATAGCAGATCCAACTGCTGACATTCTTGAAAAATATGAGGATCTTATCAAGAGCAAATGAGATTTTACACTAATGTTCAAATGGTTGGAGACAACTTTTTAGTTCGTGGTTATGAAAATGGTAAACATTTTATGACTCGTGAAAAGTTCTATCCAACTCTTTTTGTGCCATCTAAAAGAAAAACAAAATACAAAACATTAGAAGGTGAATATGTTGAGTCAGTAGATCCTGGCACTGTAAGGGATTGTCGTGAGTTTATCAAAAGATATGATGGTGTCGAAAACTTTAAGGTCTATGGAAATGACAGATATATTTACCAATACATCTCAGAGAAATATCCTGAGGAAGAGATAAGATTTGATGTAAGCAAGATTAAAATTACAACCTTAGATATTGAGGTCAAGTCTGAAAATGGTTTCCCTGATGTAGAATCTGCTGCGGAAGAAATACTACTTATATCAATACAAGATTATAATACAAAACAGATTCGCACATGGGGTCAAGGATCTTTTAACAACAAACAGGATAATGTCATTTACAAGTCATTCAATTCAGAGTATGAACTTCTAAGTGCCTTTATCAACTGGTGGATGATTGAAGATAATACACCGGAAGTTATTACAGGATGGAACACAGAGTTGTATGATATTCCATATCTAGCACGTAGACTTGAACGTGTTCTTGGTGAGAAGTTGAAGAAGAGATTATCTCCTTGGGGTCTAGTGACTGAGGATGAGATTTATATTGCTGGTCGTAAACATATTGCATATGATGTTGGGGGCATTACACAACTTGATTACCTCAATCTTTACAAGAAGTTTACATACAAGGCACAAGAGTCATATCGTTTGGATCATATTGCAAGTGTAGAACTTGGGCAAAAGAAGTTAG